GCGGGTCGTGCGACGTACAACAACATGTCGATGCGAGCCGTCATCACCTATGACGGCAACAAGCAGGGTCACTTGGTAACCCTCGACATGCTGTACGGCGTGCAGGTTCTCGACGTCAACCTCGGTGCTGTCCTGCTTGGATAATTGATCCTGGGATCAAATGGGCCGGACTTCGGTCCGGCCCGTCTTGAAAAGGGTGCAATTTTGACTGAAAAAGCTGTACTCATCGAGGCAGCCGAAGCGGCTGCAAAAGTGGTAGCAACAGAAGGTCGGCAGAGGGAGAGTTCGATAGCGGCGGCTGAGAGCAGAAAGCTGACTCTCATTTGGGAGTGGACTCAAGCGGGTATTGCAATTATTGTCGTCGTTACGACAATGATCGCGACCATAATCAGTACATTCAAGGATTCGAAAGCCGAAACACCTGGCGTATTGAGTTCGGCACTGTTTCTTGTGATGGGCTTTTATTTCGGGCGGAATCAGCATAGAACTGGCCGTCGCGATCGAGCATCCGACGACCCTAATAGGGACGACTAATGGCGATTTCATTCATTCGCAGAGTCATCAAGAGCCTAAAGAAACGGTACCCAATGTCCGTGGTGTTCCGTCGTATTTGGGCCAGCGACTTTAACGCTGCGACTGGAGCGAAAACGCAGAATGTTCAAAGCTGGACCATCGAGCGTGCTGTCGTTAGTCCGGATACAGGCGTCCGCGATTTCGCCTACGATCTCGCTTTTATCGCTGCGAATAAGAACTTTACGTATGGGGCAACTTTTGATGAATCGACCCGCGTCCTGATTCTTGACGCTGACGATTTACCGAGCGACTTTGTACCGACTGTCAACGACTATGTTCTGGTTGATTCTCAGGTATATCAAGTCAAGCAAGCGGACATTTATGATGGAGCAGCTTACCTGATTAAAGCACTCCATATCAGCGGTGACGAGGCTGAGAACATCAAGCGAGTGTCTGTTCAATCTGATCTTGGAATCAACCAAGTCGTTGACGGAGAGATTCAATGAACAGATATTGGCCAAAGTGGTTCGAAGCATCGGTGTACAAGGTGTTCAAGGACGCTTGTGCTGCAAACGGCGTCATACTCTTTGCTGAAGGCATGGACCGATCTGGACTCAAGAACGTACCGAAGTACATCGAACTTCGAGTTGACGGGCCATACACGGATGAACTCAGTCGAAACTTCTGGCAGGTCGACTTGGAAGTCAACGTCGTTATCTCGACGATCCCTGACCGTGAAGACATTTATGCCCATGCATCTTTAATCGGTCTTGCACAGTCCATGTTTCCTGACCCATTGAAGGTCTATAAATACGGTCTCGATACGACTGGAGTGGACGACGGTTCCTTATTGGGTTGTATGAATGTTGCACCAATAGTATCCGGTGACCGTCCCTATAGAATTTCACGCTTCGGTCAGATCGCACCGGATACTCGGCTCATTCAATCCACTGTTGAAGTTCATTATAGGGGCGAATTCGATGGCTAAATTGGACCTTAAGAAAACCACAGTGCGACTAATCGACGGTAAGAAAGCTACTCTTACCTTCAATTCGGTCGCGGCCAACTCCGACCTCGTGTTCACCGAAGTGCGAACACACGTCGGCACAAATGATTCTGCGATCAGAGTTCGATCGGTGAATCCGGGAACCAACAACGCGTCACTGAGCATCTCGGTGACGGGATCGGACATCACGATCAACCTCGCGACGGACGGGTCGGCAGTCGCAACCACGACGGCTGCTCAAGCGGTCGCGGCATTGGCGGCGAGTCAAGCCGCCGCTGCTTTGGTCAGCGTCACGGACGAGGGCGACGGTTCGGGTCTTTTGAGTGTTGTCGCCTACACCGCATTGACCGGCGGGCCGAACACGCTCGAAGTCAAACTCGGCGACGGAAATTTGACGTACTCCGAAAAGCGGAACATGGAGTACGTCAAGGACAAGGGCTTGCTGGATACGGTCCGCGAAGGTGATGAGGAACCGGTCGACATCAAGTTCGACTTCACTTGGGAGTTCCTCAAAGCCGTCACAAGTTCCGGCACGCCGACGGTCGAGGACGTTCTCAAGAACAGCGGCGAAGCGTCGACATGGGTCACAAGCTCCGACGACCCATGCGAACCGTTCGCAATTGATCTTGAGATCGAATACGCTCCGGTCTGCGACGGCGTTGATCCCGAATACATTCGGTTCAACGACTTTCGTTATGAGGAGCTGGCCCATGACATGCGTCAGGGCCAAGTCTCCGCCAGCGGCAAGGCGAACGTGACTCAGGCACTTATCACCAGGGGTTAAGAATGGCGAAAATTGATCTCAAGAATGCGACCATCCGTCTGAAAGACGGAACGACGGGAACCGGAGCCGTCAACAATGGCGGTGGTTATTCCGCTGGTGCAACGTCAATGACGGTCGATGGTATCACTGGCGAAATCATGAACAATCGGACATTCACGGTTGTCGGGAGTACGCTGACGCACACCATCAACAGTCACACTCCAAGTTCCGGCAATACGACCGGACTGGTTTTCACACCCGCACTTGACGGGGCGGTCGCCAACGATGCTGTCATCACGTTCGGCCCGAATCGCCTCGACATCAAGTTGGGCGAAGGAAACTTGTCGTACTCCGAAAAGCGGAACATGGAGTACGTCAAGGATCGTGGTGTTCTCGACACCGTTCGTGAAGGCGACGAGGAAGCCATCGACGTCAAACTCGACGCCGTTTGGGAGTTCCTCAAAGCCACGACCGGCAGCGAATTGCCGACGATCGAAGACGTTCTCAAGAAAGAAGGCGAAGCGGCCGCATGGGTCACAAGTGCAACCGACCCTTGCGAACCCTTTGCACTTGATCTTGAGATCGAATACGATCCGCCATGCTCCGGCGAGTATCGCGAAATCATCCTGTTCCCCGACTTCCGCTACGAGGAACTGGCCCACGACATGCGTCAAGGACAAATTTCGGTCAGCGGCAAGTCGAACGCGACCAAGCCGACCATCACTCGGGTACCATAAGGAACGAAAACTGCCATGAAGTTATTTGGAGAACGGCCCACACCAACCGAAGACTGCATCATCCTGCCGATGGGCAATGGTTTTGTATGTCTTCGGGCACGAGCGTCCGCTGATCCGGCCAAATTTGAAAAGGTTTGCCCGGAGCCTGAACCGCCGGCTATTACTAAGCCGGGCGGGGCGAAGAGTGTCGACTTGAACGATCGGGGTTATCTCAAGTTGCTCGCCGATCGCAACAAGTTGTACTTTTCGTGGGTGATTCTGGAATCACTCAAGCCGACTCAAGGGCTTGAGTGGGAAACTGTAAAGGAAGGTGATCCTACTACCTGGAGCAACGTCGAGAAAGAACTCTTGGAGGCGTTTGGCCAACAAGGGTTTGCAAGAATCGTTGACCTCGTCAACGAGGTCAATCTGGTTACTGACGACAAGCTCAAAGAGGCGAAAGCCCGTTTTTTAGCTTTACCGGGGGAGGATCAGGAGAGACTGTCCTTCCTCAATACCGCACTGAAATCTACGGTATCTGGCGAAGCTGCGAACGGCTAGGAATCCGACCGCCCGGGGTTCCAGAATCATGGGATGACGCCATGCCGAATACTAAGGCAGAAATCTTAGCGTATGGCGACATCCGTTCTCATGAAGAAGCACAAATTTGGAGGGCAACGCACAGTGGCTGAGAAAGTTACATCCAACCAACGGAAGTCTCCGCCGCCCAAACCGAGCGGCAAGGCCGACACGGTTGGCAAAGGCAAAGACAACAACAAGCGTCTGACTTCACGAGGTCGCAAGAGTCCATGATCCAATCAAGGATGACAATTAAACGTGTAGAGTTTGCTGGTATTCGTTACTCGAATGCTCTGCACAATTTCTTGTCAGTCCAACTTCGTCAAGCGGTCCGTGTTTGGGCTAAAGCGATGGCACGCGAGATTCCAACTTACTCTGGAATGTCGCGTGGTTCGCTTCTCAGCATTGGCCGCTTGCCGAAGATGCAAAATATCCGTGGCATGTTGCGGGACATCAATCCCGTCGTTTCATATGCAAGAGGCGATCGTCGCGAGGGTGGTGGAATTATTCGTAACCCTATCGCTGAGGGTGAAAGCCGGTCGTTCGCATCGCTCGAATATAGTAAGACCAACTATGAATTCTTTTGGGCGACAGACGTACCACAGTTCGTGACTAATGAAAAGACACGAGGCTTAGGCAATCCGCCCTTGCACAAACAGACACCCTGGGGAACTTTGAGCGTTGGAGCAGCCGCATTTTACGGCTACCTGATCCCAAAGATTCGAAACGATCGCCCTAACATTCTCCAATACTTCAAGGTCAAGGTGGTGAAAACATAATGGGAAACAACCTTGATATAAAATCAGTTCTAGGGTTGAAAGTCGACGGCATCGCTGACGTTACTAAGCTTAACGACGCGATGAAGTCTTACGACATCAACCTTGGGAATGTTAGCAAGTCCCAAGTGAAACTTGGCAAAGATGGCCAAGTTGTCAAAGTAACTGTTGTCGAGCAAACGAACGCCTTTACTCGGTTGATTTCGACCTTGAAATTGACTGAATTTGGTTACGTTCGATTGTCGACAGCGACAGAGCGGAACATCGCCGCCCAAGAACGTTACTTGGCGATGGTCAAGCGAAACTCAAATGCCGCGATCGATGCCGCTGAAGCGGAATCGTTGCGGATCATTGCCGCTCGAAGACGAACAGCGGACGCGAATGGTCGAGATGCTGAACGACAAGTTCGCGACACGCTCCGGGCACAAGCTAAAATAGATCAACAAGCGGCGTTCACAAGAAACAGTCGGCAAGCTCTTGCGGCACTCCAACAGCAATTTGGTGCTGGTCAAATCAGCAACAATCTTGGAGCAACGCAATCGATTCTAGGATCAGCCGGCAAGAATCCATTAGCATTTCAGCAAGCATTGGCAGCCTTCCAAGGCGGCAATGCTCAGATACTTGTCGGTCAAGCTGGCAAGATTCAGGCAGCATTGACCCGCCTCAGTACCGCTGGCGTACAAAGCGGCAACGCTTTGACAAAATCGTGGTCGACTTTTATTGGCGTCTTTACGTCTCAAGTTCTGTTCAGAACCGTTTCAACGCTCATTAACCAGTTCAATACCAGCATCAAAGATGCTGCGGCTTTCGAGAACCAGATTGCCGGCGTCTTGACGATCTCGCAAAAGACGAGTCTTGGCTTCGACAACACTCGAAATAGCCTCCGTCGATTGTCAGATCAATTTGGAACAACGCTCGAAGACAACGCAGCCGGTGCCTACGAAGCGATCTCCAATCAGGTCGCTAAGGGTGCCGATGCGTTCATATTCCTTGAAAAGGCGTCAAACTTCGCTCAAGCGAGCATGTCGAAAACGTCAGATAGTGTCGACTTGCTATCGTCGGTTTTGAACTCGTATTCGTTAACGGCTGACAAGACTGACCGTATTAGCTCTATCCTGTTCAAGACCATCGACCTCGGTCGTGTCAAGGCAAACGATCTTGCTCAGACCTATGGTCGTTTGCTGCCGACTGCGAAATCTGTTGGCGTGTCGTTTGAGGAAGTTTCGGCGGCTGTTGCGACTCTGACTGTTCAGGGCGTGAAGCCGGCTGACTCCCTGACGTTGATTAACAACTTGCTCCTAAGCTTGTTGAAGCCTTCTGACGAGATGAAGAAGCTCTTCCAAGCGTTGGGCGTAAGCAGCGGTGAAGCCGCTGTTCGGACGTTTGGATTCGCCGGCATTCTGAAGATTTTGAACAATGAATCGCAACAAGGCTCAACGCGACTCGCCCAGCTTGGCGGCAACATCCGATCAATCCGTGCCGAGTTAGGTTTGACTGGTGAGTCATTCAAGACTTACCAGAAGAACTTGCAGCTAATCACGAACGGCCAAGACGAGTTCAACAAGGCGGTCGAGATCACCGGCAACAATTCCGGCAAAGAATTCGATCGTCTCGCACAGCGAATCAAGAACGTCTTCGTTGTCGATTTTGGTAAGCCGTTTCTTGATGGCTTATTGAAAATTGATTCTGCGATCGGTGGCGTCGATAACAGTCTTCAGTTACTTGGAAAGTCGGCAAAATTTGCTGTTGCAATTCCGCTTACTGCTGTTGGACTGGCTCAACAATTAACAGGTCGAAAGGCGACAGTCGGTCTCGTTCCCGAATTGGAAAAGGCCGCTGAAGAAAGTATCCAGAACAGCGGCAATGTTGCTGAAGCTACTTTCAGGGCATATGCCAACACTTATGCGAATTTCAGCATCGCTCGAATAGATGCGGCACAAGACCTGTTTGCCAAGAATCTGCAAAAGCAGACTCAAAGTCAATTGCAGATCATTGCCGCAGGTCGTGCCCAAGCGTCGGCGATTGTCGCTGGTGAACAACGATTCCAGGATCAACAGAATCTCGGTGCGGCTGGCGATCTATTCTTTCGACAGTTCGAGAACCGTGTTCGCAAGTATCAAGACCTTGCCAATAAGTCGAAAGGTTTGGCCGATCAAGCCAAAGTGCAGATTCGACAAGCACCGGCAGACTTGCAGACGAAGTTCGAAGGACTCCGTGAAGCGGTTCCGATCAATAACCAAATTGATCGGGCACGCGAATTAATCCGTCTACGTCTGTCGTTGGCTACTGGTTTGAAGAGTGCATCAGCCGCGACGACTGCGGACGTTGCCGATAAGGAATTCACGAACCTTGAGAAGATAACGGAGCGACTAGTTCGTCTACGGACTGAGTCTGCCAGGGTCACTGGTTTAGGCGTCATCACGCCCAAACAAGAGGAACGTAGACTCGAAGCTGAATTGACGAAGCTGAACGCTGCTCGGCTATCGACGCTCGAAAAGATTGCCGCTCTTCAGGACAAGAACACGGCAGCGGCTCGTCAGCAAGTGTTGACTGAGCAGAATCGTCTCAAAGCGATTCAGGATTCATTCAAGACTCTTTCTGAGTTCAAACTCGAAACGCCTACTGGCGACCGGAAGTTCAAGACGGCGGCTGAAGCGAGTGCCGAGTTCGAGCGTCGACGTACTGAGTTGTTCAAGTTGCTCGACGCTGGTCCGCAGAAGAACTTGCAGGACATTATCCAGCAGTTCGGCCTCTTTGTGACGTTGGAGCAACGTAAGGCAAGCATTGTCAAGCAGATCAAGGC